GCATAGGAAGACCTTATCGGTATCAGCCGTCAGTTGCGTGAAGTCGGTGATTTTGAGGCGGATTTCAGCCGCCGCAATTTCGCGATAGTCAGCACCCTGCCAAATCTCAAGACGGAGAATCTGTTGCGCGTTGCGGAACATTAGCGGGACAGAACCCACATAGTCGGTGTAGTAGCGGCGACGGTAGGGCTTGTAGGTGTCAAAGTTGAGGTATTCAGCCGTCTGCAACATAGGTCGCCATGCGTTGTTCGTGAGGTTGTCAATTTTGTCTTGGGTGCGGAGGATGAGTGTTTCAACCTGCGCTTTTGTGACCCCTTTGCGTTTGCCGTTCGTGAACGATTGAAGGTTTTGAACCTGCGCGTTGTCAGTCGTGGTGTAGTCTCCCGTCAAAGCCCCTGTGAAAGAAAGACGAACATTGCCGGAAGCACGAGCCACGCTTGTGATAACTCGTTCCTCACCCATTTCGGTATCGCTGGTAATTTCAATCGTATCACCTACTTCAAAGCCAACCAATCGGTAGTCTGCGGGGGAAATGTCAACATGGGTAGAGCCGTCTTCTGCGGCCAAGTAAACAGGGTCGGGGAACGGGATTTGTAGGATGTCAGCAACCTTTTGCGCGGAGGTGTAGTAGAGCCTATCGGGGAAGAGGGGACGACCTTCGCGCTCACCTGTTTGGAATACCGTCGGCATCAGTCTCCCCTCTCTCGCAGTCTGTCAAGTCTTTGCACCATTTTTTTTCCGATTCCCTTTGGGTAATGTCCGTATTGTTGATAAAATTGTTCGGTCATTTCTCTCGCTTCTTTGAGTCTTCTACCCTCTTTCAACATAGCGCGTATTTGTTGTGCATGTTCTTCTTGTTGTCGTTTCGCGTCAAGTTGTTGTTGATACGATAGGGCCTGTGGCGTCATTGTTGGCTTCTGCATAGAAGCCTGTGCGCGAACTTTTTCTTCTTGTTCTTGCATTGCACGCATCTGTGCGGCGGCTTCACCAAAACCAGCGGCCTCCATTTCTTCGGGCGTCATTTTAAGCAAACGCCAAGCCTTCTCAAACGGACTCATCAAATCACCTCTTCGGTCTTTGCAAGGTTGTAGTGCATTGGTTTCTTACACGCGCCGCATCGCTCAAGGTAGCAAAAGTGGAGCATGCCGCAGAAGCGGCAACGCGTGCCGGAACCGATGTTCACGATGTCGCGGATGTTGCGCGTCTTCATGTTTTGACGCTTGACAACACCCTTCAACTTGTCGCGCTCGTCGGTCTTAACCATTGACTCTTCGGCCTTACGCCAGCCCTGTTTCTCAAGGCGTTGCAGTTCACTCAAGTCCATGTCGCTCACCTCACGAGGTGACGACTACGACATAGAGGTTGCCCTGCATGGTGTAAGAGGTGATACCCTCAACCGTCTTTCCGCTGGTGTAGTCGTCAAGAACCTTCTGCACGCCACCGGCCACAGTCGCGCCTGTCTCGCACCCTTCGTTGGGTGTGAACTCAAACACTTTTGTGTCGGACAAGGTGAATCACCTCATCGCTTGCCAATCGCGAAAAGACGACCACCCGCGGCAACGCCGGGGTCGGTGAAGTTGACCGTGGTTCCCGAAATGGTTGAGCCGCCGGGTGCGCCAACGCCGCTAAGAGGGTTCACCTGCGCCATGAGTATTTCGGTCATGAAGGCCGAAAGGTCTGCGCTGGTGTCGCCGTTCGCAACGGTTCCGGTAATCACAATCAAGTCGCCCAAAGTGTGGGGTCGGTTATCGCTTACAAATGCCATATCATTCATCTCCTGTTGGTTCTGCTTCTTCTGCCTCGTTCATAGAGTCTTCGGTGGGGTTAAGGTGCGCGTCAACTGCCGCGAGCAACTTTTTCTTGGTGGACAGGGAAGAGGATTCAATCCCCTTCTCTTCCATCCACGCGAGAATGTCACCTTTCGTCCAACCCATGTCGGGGATACCGTCGTTGCCTGTGTCCACGGTCGCGGCTTCATAGGTGAAGCCTTCAATGAGGAAATCTTTGTTGTCCTCAAAGGATGACCTGTAAGACTCAAGCCACTCCGCGCTAACTTCGCGAGGTTGACCCCAAATCCACCAGCCCAAAGAACCTAAATTGGCCCCCGTTCTGCGAGGGCCGCGGTAGGTAATCGTAGGCAGAAGAACCACCTCAGCGAACGAGCAAAAGCAAGGTCACGGATTCGGTCGTTCCCGAAGTGTTCTTGAGAACAAGTGGTGTTCGGTAGTGAAGAGCCGCGTCGTCATTGACTTGAACCGTAGCGTTCGCTTCAAGTGTGATACTCGTAGCGGTCAAAGACTTGATGGTTCCAACGATAGCACCTTCTGCATTGAGCAAGTAGTCGCCAACCGAAAAGTTGGTCAGCGCACTTGTTCCATCAACAGCAGTAGTGGCTTCACTTGTCAAAAAGTGCGCCGCATCGTTGATGAGCGTTCCCGAAGCCGCGTGTTGTGAAAGACCCGGAGCGGCGTTGCTTTCAGCCCATTGACAGGACGCGTGCATGATTTCGGAGCATTCACCCGAAAGAGTCAGCGTTTCGTCGTTAGCCATCGTGCTAACATGAACAACCAGCAAGCGCGGGTTGTAGATGTTGTCGCCGTCGGTCTGTCGTGGTTGAAACGAGTCAAGCGCGCCGGGATAGGATGAGCCGAGCCAAGTAGTTTCGTCTTGGTCAACGCCACCTTGTAGCGGCATGTCCAAAAGAACATCAATTGCCGCAGAACTGCTGGTCGTGTAAGTAATTCCCCTGTGTGTTTTCGTAGCCATTTTTCATCATCTCCTTCATTGTAGGTTGCGAATACTCCCGCTTGCGCCAAAGAACGAACACCAAAGTTCGCCCATCGTTCGGTAAAGCCCCTCTTGTCCAAGACGGTTAATCGCGAATGGGTCGCCCGTTTCAATACCGCTTTCGTAGTATTGCGTTGGGATTGCAGTTTGGAACCACAGGTAGTCCGTGTCCAAGTAGTAGATGCGCGACAGAGAACCGCTGGCGGTTGCCGTGTCATCGGGCATGTCCTTCGTTGGAATCATAGGCACGCCGTTGTAGGTCGCGACAATGAATCCAGCCTCAAGACCCGGCACACCCTTCACACCGTTGAAAGTGGGGGTCACGCGCTTGGAGTCCATGAAGCGTTGTTGGGATTGGAGCAATTGCTGGACACGCATCAAAGTGTCGTAACCCGTCAGCATGACCTTCGGGTTACCACCACGGGTCCAAAGTTGCTGGAACAATCCGTCCATTTGGTTGAGGGACAGGTTGCGGTTGGTCGCGGCGGTTGAAGCGTCGCCTCCAACATCCACTTCCGCGCTGTGGAAAGCGGCGGAACCATCGCGAGTGATGGAATACATGTCGTGGTCGGTCAAAAGGTCAACACCTGTTTGAGTGGTGGTCATCACGGCAGGGTCGGAAGTGATTCGGTCAAGCGATTCAAAATCGTTACCTGCGGTGGTAGTGACATCCTCAAGAAGCATTCGGTTGATGTGTTCTGCGTGGTGCTTACCCATTTCTTCTTTGAGAACGGTGCGCACATCGCCAAGTCCGTCATCCTTGTCGGAAAGGAACATGCTCACTTCGGACAGGTCAAAAGTGTGCGCGACAGTCTTGGGCTTTGCGGCCACATGCAAAAACTCCGGCTTGGTGGTGTCGGGAAGAACGCCGTTCTCAGCAATGCCGCCACCTTTGGCGAAGGAGGCGCGCTCCGTGAGGATGCGCCATCCACTTCGCTCCCAAGGCTTCTTAGGCAGAATGGAGAAGGCGTTGAACTCTTGGTTGAGTTGCGACCAAACCTTTCGGCCATAGATTGCTTGGTAGGTTCCCGCGGTGGTGGACAACAAAGGCGCGTCGGCCTTCAAAATGTCACCTGCACCGTAGGTGTATCCGGTTTGAGAAGCCCCACCGTAGTAGTAACGCTCCATGTCTTGAACTGTTCTTACATAATTTCGTGCCATCAGTATTCCCCTCCTTTGAGTGCCTTGTTAGCAAGTCGGTGAACATCGTCCCACGACATGTTTGCCAAGTCAGCAGTTTCGGGAATAGTTACAGATGCAGTCGCGGCAGACTTTGCAATCATGGTGGAAGTTTGCGAACCAATGTTGTTGATTCGGTCGTTGAGCGCGAGAACAGCCTTCTGCAACTCAACCATTGGTGCGCGAGCGTCAAACTCGGACTTGGCAATTGCGTCAGCCTCGGCCTTCTGCTCCTTGAGGAAGCGGTCGGTGAAGTGGCTGTTCAAGTCAGCCTTGAATTGTTGCTCGGTGGCCGCGGCCTTGAACACCTCGTAAGCAGACTCAATCTCGGATTGCGAAACATTGCTCGCGTTAAGGTAGTCGCTCTTGATGACATTCTTGTTGCCCGTTGGCGCGGAGCCAAAGTTGGGCTGGGGTCGCTTGCCGGAATCGTCTTCGCCAGCACCCTCAAGGGAACCTTGCCCTCGGTGGTCGTAGCCGGATTCACCCGGTCCGTAGCCCTTGTT